AGCGCGATAGCGTCGCGCGGCGCATGGTCCCTTGACCTAGCAGGCCTGCGCAGATCGGCGCGCAAGCCGGATAGGCCCCGCTCGAAAGCGGAGCCAGGGAAGCTTAGATTGCCGTAAGGTTCGATTCGTCGCACTTCGTCGACATGCCGGACCCGTCAAAGGTGACGTGCACCCATCCCTTGCGGTCTACCTTGTCAACGGTTCCGCTCTTGCCAGTCAGGCCCGGGCAGGTTGTGCCGGTGTAGCGGACCCGTGAACCCTTTTTGATGGCGGCATGCGTGAACGGAACTTCACTTGCTGCGACATGATCCTGCAGGGTCTTTTCAGGCAGGAAAAACCAGTCCCGCCCCTCTTCTCCTGCGATGTACTTATCCACCCACGCGCGCGAATAAGAGCCGGGCAGGTTTGACCAGTTAAACCCCTGTTCGTCTGCGCTTCCCCCTGCGATCCACAAGCCGCGCCAGTCGAGTTGCGTGGCAAGAGCCTTAGCCGCGCGGCAATGTTCGTTTTCATGGTCTAGCGCTTCGACACTGGCGGAAAGCTTGAGTGCAAGCGCCGGCATGCCGTTGCGCGCCTTGCGAGCGGTTGCAGCGAACCGGCTAGGCTTTGTGTTCGTCGCGCCGATATAGCGGGTCTCGATACCTTGCGTCATGCCACGTCACCCCCATTCAGAGCGCGCAGCGCGGCTAGAACTTCGTCGAGCGAGGTGCAGGCCTGGCTGGCATCCCAATCGCGCGCACGATCGCCTGGCAAGACGTGATAAACCGTAATGCCGTAAAGGGTATCCCCCATAAATTCACCGGCGGAGACTTCCACGATCAACGGGCCTGCGCCGTTGCCTGCCATCGCGCGTAACGCGATCTGATCGGGTGACATGACGTTGTGAGTGCGCAGGCTCTTGACCTGTTCCGCGTTCAGACGGCGCAGCGCTTCCGGGCGGGTGATGGCCTGGCCATATTCGGAATTGCGCGTGCTTCGGATCGCGTCGCGTGCGGCGGCTAGATTGCGATCATGTGCGCAACCGCTGGGAATGCGCGTATCGACGAAGTGGCCAAGGGTCTTTGACATGGTCTGTTCCTTTGCATTGCTGGCGGCGTATCGTGCCGCGTCCGATGAATAGGCAATGCCCTCGCAACGCTTATGTTGCAAGGGAAAATTGCGGCAATAGAAATTATTTTGCGATGAGACCCGCAAGGCATCGCGCCTAGTCGTCGCGCATCATCCGCCAAAGCTGGCGCACGGCGCTATCCGGCTGCAGAGCGCGCCCTATCTCGATGCGCAGAACGGCAAAGGTCATCCCCCCTGCAAGGCTGAAAACAACGGCGCTGGCGAAGTCACCCACGGCTAAAAATCCTTCCCTTATTTGCCGCGCGCTTTGCATCGCGTTCGGCGATCCGCTCTTTCTTGAACGCCTGACAATATGCCATGTTGTGCCGCTGCAAAGCGCTAAATGCGCGATCATATGCGGCGCGTGCCTCTTGATAGGGGCGCGAGAATTTCACGTCATCGGGTGTCAGGCCCATAGGCCCGGATGCATGGCCAGGAATGGCGCGTATCGCATCGCTGGCGGCCTTGACCTGAAATTCTAGGGCCGATTGCGCGGCTTTGAATGTGGCATAGCTGATCGGCTGCACCATCGCCTTAGGCCTGCGCTAGTGAGGCAATGCGCGCATGCGTCGGCGCATGGTGCGCAGACCAGGCAGTATCATAGGCGGACTGCGCCAAGGTGCGCGCATCGTCGAGCGCGGCAAGCCGGCTGGTCGCACGGTTGCGCTTGCTGTCATAGCGCGCATCACAGGCGCGCTTGCCATAGGTGGCGACTAGCTCAGCGTGCCAGGCGTCATCAGCGTGGCGGAACGCCTCGATTGCGAAGTGCAGGGAATGGCACATGGTCAAGCCTCCGGAAGAGCAGCAAGGGCCTTGAGGGTGGCAAGGCGTGGCACAATGCCGCATTCGGATAGCGCAGCGTCCCAGCACGCGCCCTTGATGCGTTGCTTGCCTGATAAGGCAGCATCGGCGGCCAAGCACGCCAATTCATATGGCCTGTTGCCCTCGATGTAGAACGGATATGCGGCCTGTAGCTTGCGCAGATATGCCGCCTTGATTGCCTGTTTCGTCGCCATCTCAGTTGCTCCGCTCGCAAACGCTGTTCGGATAGTGGCGCAATGCATCGGTGCAATCCGTGCCGGTCAAGTCATGATCCACAACGTAAGCATCCTGGCCAATGGTCTGCACCACACTGTAGCGCGCCGCCATGCGATCCTCTGCCAACTTCACGTCATGATAAGCGGCTGCACCAAACAGTGCGACAAAGCCGAACACAGATGCGCAGATCATGGAGACGCCTTGGCGATCAGCGCGACGCTTGCGAAGTTCACGGGCGGAAAGGGGAAGCTTGGTCATGGTCGATTGCCTTTCATTCTAGCGCCGTATCGTGGCGCGTCCGATGCTCGATACATACGCCGATGCGCAGGCCTGACAAGAGAGAAAATTGCAGGATGTGAAAGAATGTGAAGGGGAGGCGTGCCGCGCCTCGACGTCACTGCAGCGCGCAACGGATCGGACATCATCGGTGCAGATCAGCCAGGAATGGCGGAAAACCGCGGGTCCTACCGAAGGGGGGTGGCCAAAGGATATGCGCTGAGAAACCGCAATTTTCCAAGCGCCCCCAATGTTCAGGTATTGCGACAGTTAGAAGGGAAGTCGCCGGCGGCGCTAGGCACAAAAAAGGGCCGCTGCATCGCCTTGCAACGGCCCTTGTCGTTCGTTGAAAACGGCTCAGATCACTCGAAATTCGACCAGTGATAGAGGCCCAACCATCTCCAAATCATCGTCATTCCCTTCGATATGACCGAAAAGCGCGCCAGTAGGTCGCGATCAGGGGTGGTCAGGCCCAGATATCGTTCAATCCGGGTTTTGGCATTTCGCATGGTGCATGCTCGACCTTGCAGCCAGTTCTAGGACTTCCCTGGCGAACTCGCGATCGGTGTAAGCCACCTTTTCCGCGTAGGCGATCAAGGCCGCCCACGCATTGACGTCTTTTAGCATGATGACAAAGAACTCATGATCCTGGCCTGGCTTATCGTCTTCCACCCAAGCCTGCTTCTCGTTGTTCCATAGCCGGTATTTGCAAGAGCCATCATCGGTAGTATTGCGAACTAACCTCATCGTCACAGTCCTTTTACAAGAGTAAGTCGTGGAAGCTGTACCCGGCAGCCGAACATGGCCAGTTGGTAGCCCTCGTTGGGATGCTCGCGATCCAGCCTCCGGCACTCCGGGCAAATGCACCGCTGTGGCGCCTCTGCTGGCGCGATGATGGCTGGCCGCGAGATCATCAGATGATCACTTGCATGACGACTTGGAGCCACCCGACCGCTTGCCCGATCGTGATCGCGTTACCCGCTCCCCGCAGGAGGCCCACGCGGTTGCGAAAGGACCCAGCATCAACCAAAGGGAATGTTCCGGGCTCAACTGGCCGCCACCTTTCGTCTCGGCATCGCAGCCAGTCAGCATCACGCCAGAAACCGTTAACCGGGCCGGGCCGTCGATTGTGCCCACTGCCTCGGGGACCACTTGAGCCAAGCTTGAGCCCGTCATATTCGGCGTGATTGTCCCACCCCTGCGGTCGTCCGATGCGCTCGGCGTTGTCCAAGCCGCCAATTGTGCCGTCATTGGCAAGATCAGTCCGAAGCCGTTTCCGTTGCCCAGATTGGCCTTGACCCGCTTTCGACGCTCGATCCATGCATCTCCGGTGTTGCCCGCGTCCATCGTCGAGCTCGTGGGCCAGCCCGCTAGGCTGCGCACTTGCTGGCATAGGCTCGACGTGTGTTGATTGATTCCCGAGCCACTCGCGTCCGCCGCTTGAGGGGACACCCATCCAATAGTTGCGGGATCGCTTGTGCGGCGCTCCGAAGCCGCAAGCGACGGTTTCCGCAGCCCCGAAGGCATAGCCCGTTGCTTCCATGTCAGCCGATACAAGGTCGAGCCAAGTGTCTCCGTCAGCGCCCGCAACTTGCTCGCCAACGATGAGGACAGGAGCCGACTGCTCGATGAGATAGTGGAACGCGGGCCACAGGTGCCGCTCGTCAGCAAACCCGCCTCCTTTGCCTGCCGCGCTGAAAGGCTGGCAAGGGCAGGAGCCGGACCATAGGGGCGTGTCGTCGTCGATTCCTGCGAGTCGAGCGGCGAGCGACCAGACGCCGATGCCGGCGAAGAAGTGGCATTGTCGAAAAGGTCTAAGGTCATCGGGGGTCACATCCTCTATGCTGCGTTCATCGACCTCGCCTGGCGCGATGAGATTATCAGCGATCAATTCTCGCAGCCATGCCGCCGCAAACGGATCATGCTCATTGTAATATGCAGCCATCAGTCCTGATCCGCCGGCGGTGGGGTGGCGTCGACCTTAATGGCCTTAGGTCGCCCGCCATGTTCGGGGTCAAGCGCTCGCGCCCAGCGGTTGAGATGCATGACAAGAGCGTCGTAGCATTCCCAGCCAAACCGGGCGCCGAGCACCGCGGCAAAGCCTATCCCAAATGCGTGCAAGTAGGCGATAAAGTCCATCTCGGATTACCTTTTCGGCCTTGGAGGCGGTTCGCGCCTGTTCTGTGCAGCTTGGTAGTACGCTTCTTCGGCCGCGACATCATCGGGATTGCGATGGGCGGCCGGAGGATTGCGCAGATCCTTGGTCCGCGGAAAGCCAGTCCTCACCCGACTTCTTTCCCACGCATCAGCGGTAGCGCGGCGACGTTCCTCCATCTTCGCCATCGCCTGCAAACGCTGCTTGTGCAGCCACCACAGGAAGAACGGCAAAGAGACGAAGGTGACGCTGTAGAAAACGACTACCATCCATCCGAGTATTGTCCAAGGTTCCACGATCAATTCCTTTGCGGCCAAATCAATCGCTCGATAGCCGCGAAGTCGCCGATCACGCCATAGGTGTCGGTAGCGGTGCAGACCATGACGCCGCCATTGTCCTGCTCGAGCAGCCCCTCGACGGTGTCAGCGACGAGAGTAAGCCGTTTATGGGCAAGCGTGGTGAGTCTGATCCTGCGCGGCAGATCAAGCGGCCCGCCGAACGCCGGCGCACGGGCGGGTGGTTCCTTGGCCATCAAAGCTTCCTTCCTTGCCATGCCGCTTCGTACTGGCGGCGTAAGTCCTGTGGAATATGGCCCTTGCCCGGCTCCCACCGCTCGCGCGGATAGTGAGCCGACGGCTTGAACAAGCACTCGGGGTTGTCGCATCCCAATCGGTCTGACGTCGACATGCCACCGTCGTTCGCCTGAGGGGTAGGTATCGTCTTCCACGCTACGGGGGTGTGGCAGAACGGGCATTGCAGGTCAGTCATCAGACCTGGCTTTCCGACTGCACCGCGATCGGCCGGATGAAGTTGATCCACAACTCGTCGATCATGGCGGCCGTAATCTTTTCCCCTTTCGCGGCCCCGGCCTTCTGAGCGAACATGCCCGTGGCCAGGCCGATCGCCGCGGCCGCCCCGTAGGCGGATATTGCCACCATGCCCTGCATGTCGTCAGCGAGCATGATGTTGCGGCGTATCGCGCCGGAGACGTCAGACGCGCACTTGCGCCCGATGTCCTTCGTCATGTGGTCAAACTGCTTCATCGTCTGCTCCTGCAAATAACTGAGACCAGAAATTGTAAGACCATCCGGGAGGATGTGCGCGTTTCCATGCGCGGCGCGTGCCTTTCCTGCCGGCCTTCTTGGATGGAACCCGGTTGGTGTTGATGGTGGCGCTGAGCACAGAAAGCCGGTGAAATTCTAGCGTCATGTCGGTGTCACCCCTTCAACGCAGCGACCACGCGCTCGATCGCGGCATCGGTGGCAGTGTCGACGATCCGCATGGCGGCATCGAATATGGGGCGGTTCCAATGCGCGAAGTCAGCATCGCGCATACCCTTGTTGACGATCAGCACCGCGTCGACGACGAGTTCGATCGAAGGCACGGCAGGCGCCAGGTTAAGCACGCGGGTGAAAGGCTTGTCTTCGGGTTCAGTGCTCACAGTTCCATTCTCCATCCACAAGAGGGGCATTCAGGCATCGTCGACGTGCAGGCGCCGCACGGTGGCATCGGCATGTGAGCGCAGCCGCAGGGGCCGTCTCGCATGTATTCAATCGTCGCCAGGCAGGCACGCTCCACACCATGCGAACGCAGGCACATTTCGCCTTCATCGATTCCCAGCGGCGCATCGGCAGGCAAGCCGCGCATGATCGGCGGCGGAACCTTGAAAGTAGCAATCATTCGTCGTCGCTCCATCCAAAAAGGGCATTCACCGCGGTCATATCGAGGCGACCTTCCTGGGAGTCCCGGATCGCGCGCTTCACCAGGCCGCCCCAGAACCGCCAGTAGCGTGCGCGCAGATCGTTGGGCCAGTCACGGCGCTTACCGATACGGTGTAGGCGGTGATACGCCTTGCGCGCCGGCGACCCGGGCGGGACGTATCGGCGCCAGTGCTCGCTGCACAGGAAGCCACGATCTTCAGGTTCGCCCTTCGCGGCCGTGCTTCGCTTGCAGCCATCAATGGCGCAGGCGTGGCGCGTGAGATGTTTACTGCATCGGAACACCCCGAATGCCACCTGGCGAAGCTGATAATGATATCCGCAGCATCCGCAGCAGGGATGGTCGACCGTTTCCCACTGGTCAGCGACAATCTCCCAATCGGGAGCGCGCATGAAGGAGAACGGGTCTTCTTTGCGATAGCTGACACTTCCATGCAGTGCGTCATGCGTGATCGCATAAGAAATAACCTGCTCGCGGCGGCTCCAATGCGTCACCAGATAGAAGCCGTCGCGATGGCGAAGATTGAAGCCTTGGCTGCTGCTGATCATCCGAACATATCCCCCTGCGCACCGTGGTTCGTAGGTACTGCCGCGACCTGGGCGTTGATGAGTTCTTCGACCGGCATGCTAAGCCGGATGCCGATGTCACGAACATGATCGGCCTCCATCTCGATCGATAGAGACGACATGCCGGCAAGACGTGCTGCGAAAGCGGTGGTGCCGGTGCCCGCAAAGGGATCAAGCACCAGACCGCCCGCCGGGCAGATCAGGTCGACCAGCCAGCGCATCAGCGACGGCGGTTTCACCGTCGGATGGGTCCGCATGTCGGCATGTCCGCAATCGGGCCGTCCCATCGTGTGAGCGCCGCATTCTCGGCATTGGAACACTCTCTCGCCCACGGTAGCTTTGCTCGAATAGAAGAACCGCGCCGCGGTGCCGCTATCGCCTTGGAAGGTCTTCGCGTCGGGGTCGAAGGTGCCGCCGAAGCCGCGATTGTAGACGTTGCGGCGCGACTCCATCTCGGCATCGCTGCTGCGGCGTGTGACCGGAGCTACTGCACCACGCTCGCCATATTCGGCGAAGGAGTCGAGCACTTCGTTGCTGCCGTCATGCAGCACGTTGGCGGGCCAGCGACCTGGCTTAGAGACGCCCTCGTATTCCTCTTCGGACTTCCACGCACCGTTCTTGTTGACGCTGGCCCCGGGCGCAAACCGCTTGCCCTTGTAGTGCGACCAGAGCTTGCCCGATCCGGCCTTCAATTCCTCTTCGGTGAACAGGCGGCAAGCATCGATGTGCAAGCCGCCTACACCCCAACGCAGCATGTTCGCTTCGATGCTGTTCTCGCTGATCGGCTTCTGCGCTAACACGATGGGCTCGACCGCCGGTTTAAGCCCGGTTCCCCACCCTTCCAGATCGCCATGCATGTTGTGCGACTTCGGCATCCCGACTCCGTAGAGCCAAGTCAGCATGTCGCGTATCTCGAAGCCGGCATCCTCGATCGCGCAAGCTAGGCGGTGATAGCCCTTGGTGGCAGCGAATGCGACGAGATGCGCTCCCGGCTTCATGACGTCGAACACGCGGCGCCAGGTCTCTGCACGGAACGCTACGTCGCCGCCGTCCCACTGCTGGCCCATGAAGCCTTGCGAGGCGCGACGGTAAGCGCCGGTCGCGCCGATCTGTGCCGGCGCGGCATCTGTGCCGCCGAAACGGGCAACAATGCTGGCGAGATGATACGGAGAATCTGTGCAGACCGCGTCGACCAACAGGCCTTCGCGCGCAAGCTGGCGCAACGTCTCGACGCATTCGCCATGGATGACGCGGTGGCTGGTCACTTTGCCCGCAACTCCTTCATCCGCTCCACCGCGAGGCGAAAGCACTCAAGCTGGTTGTCGTGGGCGAACCGCATGTCCACCCATCCGGTCCAATCACCGTTGCACTCGATCGCGTACGCCGGCAGGCCGTTGAAGTCGGGGTTCGCTGGCAGCACGTTGCAGGTGCAGCCTTCCTCGGCGGTGAGTTCTTGGATCGCCGCCCATGCGATGTTCGCGGCGCCATGAGGGTCGAAGCGATAGCCATTGATCAGCACCGGCTGGGTCGGGTCGAAGCGTGGATCGCATGTGCTAAACTGCATTTTCTCAGCCATGACCCATACCCTTCATGAACAGCCCTGCGCACATCATCTCGGCTCCGAGCGCAACGGCGCGCTTTGCCCAGATCACTGCACGCTCAGAGCACCAGAGCGACGACATAGCGTGCGCGGTCGGCATGACTATGAAAGCGCCCATAAGCAGCAAGGTGTTCGCCATTACTTCATTCCTCCTTGGTCAAATCATCAACGACGCAGCCAGATCAGGCTACGCGATCAAGGATGAAGTTGATCCCGATGACCAACCAGGCCGCGCACAGCAGGACGCGAACCCAGCGCGGGATGTCGGTGTCCTGATGGCTGTAAAATGCCATGCCGAAGCTAGCCAGAATTGCCATGAAGTTGCCGTGATCGCTCATCATTTCGCTCCTTGATACTTCCACCGCCACTTGATCCGCTTGCCGCCACTATTCCCGGCGGCGGTGGCGCGGCGAAGCTCGATAATGAGTTGGTCGGTGTACTCTTTGCCTTGGTCGGTCAGCCTGCCGGCTGCGGTGATCAAGCCCTGATCGCGTAGCCGGCGCTTCATCGCCTCGAAGTCCTCGCTCACTGCGCCGTGCCATGTTCCGTTTCCTGGCCGCTGACGATGTCGGCCATGGCGCGAAGTCCGGACTCGGAATAAACCTTCGCGGCCTGCATCGCCTTCTCCTTGTCGCCGCGGGCCATTTCCCAGAGCAGCTTCGTGCCGGCGAAGCCGCAGGCAGACGAAGCCATGGCCAAATCAACGCCGTGCTGCCTTGCCAGAACTCTTGCACAGTCCGCAAGTAATTCCGCCATCTCGACCAGAACTTTCAGTTCATATTCTTCGGTCATGATTGCGCCTCATCAATATTGCCCAGGCTAACGTCGAAGCTGTAGGCGGCGACCCACGGATTGTCCTGCCACCGCTCGCCCTCACGCGGCTGCAGGCTGTCCCAGAGGGCGGCATAAGCTTCTTTGCCAGTGCTGTAGAGGCGTCCGTCATCCCAACCGTCATAGGGTTGCCACGATGCCGGCTTGCCAGCGTCGAGGGCGCCAGGGCCGAAAACCGATGCGACGTATAATCCCTCGGCCTGCGCGTCCGTTTCGCTGATGCTCTGCAGCCGCTCGACCCGGACGTCGGTGACGTTGAGCGTGATGCGCGACAGCTTACGCGGCATGTGCATGGAGGCGCGCCGTCGACCAAAGGGTTCGCCAACCACGTCGCCGGCGTTGTGCCAGATCCCGTCGGCGCGCGTGTAGAGCATGCTCCCGGCTTTCACATCGGAGGCGCGGATGCCGTCGAACGCCGCATGGATCGACCAGTCCTCACGCACCCACAACCGATCGCCGACGAGATAAGCCGGGCGGAACGCGGCTCCGGTCCGCTGCACCTGATCGGCTGGCCAGGAGATGATGATGTCGCCCTCGCGCACCTTCGCCATCTCCACCTCCTTGGCCAGGCGCCTGGTCTGTGTCTTCCGTCCGGCCAGCAGCGTCAGGATCATAGGCGCGCTGAATAGGACTCCGCGGTCAGCCATGGTTCGGGAACTCCCTGATGCGCAGCCCTTCGGGGAACTGCTCGATGTCGTGCAGCGGGCGCGCGGTGCCGCTCGACAACTGCTTGACCATGACCGCCACGCCGGCGGCCTGGCACTGGTCGACTATCGGCTGTGCCCAGGCATTGTCCATGTGGCGCGCATGGTGGCCGGACTCGGTGCCGATGATGACCCAGCGGATGCCCTGCGCTTCGTGATGCGCCCAACGGAAGTCGTCGGCTTCGCCTGGATCTGGAAGAGCGCCGATCATGGTGTAGCCTGCCACATTCCATCGAACGGCGCCTAGATCGACCGGGCCGAGCAGCGGCTCCGCGCTGATGAAGCGCACCGCCGCCGGCGTGGCGAGCAGGTCGGGAATGCGCTCATCGGCACGTTGCTGATCCTCGACACTGACGCCGAGCCAGACATTCGGAAGAGGCCAGCGCTTGAGAGTTTCTGCCGTCCAACCTTCGTGCATGCCCAATGCTTCATGTGCACGCTTCACAGCCGCTTTGTAGCCTTCATCGCTACTGCTCCAACCCTGCCCAGCGCGGCCGTCTAGGTAGAGCAGATCGATGATCGCTGAATAGATATGCCAGAAGCGGGCGGACCCATCGGGCCAGTTGCTGAAATACTTCCGCATGCGGTCCGAGCGCTTAGTCAGGATCATGTGAGTGTGCTGCGGAGAGAGCGCGCAAGCCGCGAACTGGCGATCGATTTGTGCATCGGTCACCTTCTCATGGAACAGGTCGCCGTGGGCATTCCAGAAGATGCGCCGGCCGCGCTTCCATGCAATCGCCTGGTGCAGCGCCTTGTCGTTCATGCGGACTTCGCCGGTCCACACCATGCCGCCCTTGCTCTGCACTGTCAGGCCTTGCCGAACCGGGAAGCGATGCGCCTGCTTCATGGCATAGCAGTTGGTGCAGCCGGGCGACGCGAGAGAGCAGCCGTTCGCATAGTTGAGCGTGGCATCGCACCAAACGATCTTCGAGTTATCGGCCACCGGCGTTCTCCCTGGCAAATTCCATGCAAAGATCATCGACCTTGATCGGATCGAGGACGTGCATTCCGCACCAGTCTTCATGCGAAACGAAAGGCCATGCCGCCGTTTCTCGGTTGATCTGCACCACCGGCGGATTGATCCTACACGGGCTGCGATCAGGCGCGCAGTTGAGGGATATCGACGAGTCCCAATAGCGGCACGTCTCGCATCGACTTCCGCGCTGATTGGTCAACTCTGCCCGGTAGGCGTCGACCTTCGCTTGAGCTTCACGGGCACGCTGGCGTTCCGCTTCCTGGCTACGGCGCTCGAAATCACCCATTGCCCTTTTCCTCCGCGGTCTGTTCGCGCCACTTGGTCGGCTCGACATGCTCGAGCACGGTGGTTCCGTTTTCGTGCAGGCGGCGCCAGGCCTCATGGTTCGCCCACCACACGATCGCGGTCTCGATGCCGCTGACGTCAGCGATGATGACGGTGCCGTCCTTTGGGGCTTCGTCCATGCCGCGCCAGTCAGCGTTCGCTGTAGCAGCGATGTCGCGGGCAAAAGCCCAATCGAACTCGCCGCCCATGTTTATCGACATGTAAGCCGGTATCTTCTCGTCGACGCATTGCTTGGCAATCGCGCCGGCTTCGAGCGCGGTGTAAGGACCGTAGCGGAAGCCCATTGCGCCCATCTCCATGATGATGAAGTATTCGCCACCTGATAGAGACTTCCCGAATCTTGCGGTGTCGTCTTCAGGCATATTTTCCTCCTCAGGCTTGCGGCGATAGCCGATGACGTCGTTTGGCCGCCCTGCATGCCGCCAAGGGGGAGTGAACGAAGGCAACGGGCTCCAAACGCCGTCACGGTGTAGGATCGCATTGCCATCCCAATCAGCCGGCGCTCTTTCGCCGCCCGGCCAGTACGTGAATCCGCGCGAGGTCGCGAGATAGTACGGGTGCGACGCGGGGAGGCGGAAATGAGAGATCGAACCATCGAAGGCCCATGATCCGGCATTCATAGTCGCTGCGGAAAAGCGCACGGTCTCATCATCGCGCAGCCACTCGGGCCGCTTGCCGTCGACCGCGATCGGCTCGCCCCATTCCTCGGGCGGGTCGTTCTCGGCGCATCCCAATTCGTGACCGTCCTTCGTGCCGCACGTTTCGCAACGGTGGCTCATCGGCGCATCAATTTTGGCAGGCTTTCCATCAGCGTCCATGAACTTGCGCAGTTCCGGATACCGCTCATAGATCAGCACATTAGCCACGCGGCCCAGGTTGAGGCCCCAGGTTGGGCGCGGAGCGACTTCGTGGATCGCCTTACCGGCGTCATGTATCCAGTTGAGGTTGCCGTACAGTTCGTCGAACGCGAGCTTGTATCGATCATCGGTCATCAGAAAGGGATATCCTTGCTCTTGGCGGCCGCGGCGCGGTGCCGCTCATTCTTCACGGTCTCGTATGCTGCGGACAGCATGTTGGCGGCGGTCTGGCGCTCGGCTTCGGTCGACGGGTGCCGAAGAGCATCAAGGGCGTGCTCGAACTCTCCTTCCCGGATGGCGAACGCGATAGTGTTCTCGTCGATACCGATCATGCGGGCGTCGCCTTCCGCCAGGTCGAGCAGCCAGCGGCGAGTTTCGAGCAAGCGATTGGCCATGCCCGCGACGGTGCCGCGTTGATCTTCGGGCAGCGCCGCGGCGAAACCGCGCAGCCACCACAGCGCATCGGCCAGCGCATTGTCTGCGTTTTCGTGGGTCATAGCTTCTCGTACTCCTTAATTTCGTAAGGGTGAGGGCGGCGACTGATCTTCCAAGAGCAGCCGCCGCGCCCGCCTGAGGCCCATCCCGCCGGCTCCTTCACCTTGGTGTCGTACCCGTTGAAGAGCACCACCCGGACGCGCGCGAATACGGCTGGTTTGCCTTCGTCGTCGCGCGCCAGGATGCACTCATCGGGCAAGCGGCCAAGATTAGGAGCCAGCGCCATTGTCAGCCTGCTTCCGCGTCTGCAGGAAGCTTGGGCGCGATCAGGTCCCAGCAATCCTGAACCGTGGCGCCGTCGGCATCGATCTTCTCGATGTCTTCATCGGTGATTTCGATCTTGAACGCATCCTCAAGCGACATGACCATTTCGACGACATCGAGGCTATCCGATTGCAGATCCTCTTTGATCTGAGCTTTCATTGGCTCGGTAAGGCCACGGGGATCGATGACGAGCGAAGTGCCCATGACGGCCAGCATCAATTGCTGTTGCTTCGTCAGCATGGCTTAGGCACCTGCCTTAGGCTTGCGGCCGCGATTGGCGTTGGGCTTGCGGCCCAGGCCAATCTTCACGGCAAGCTCGCGGCGCTTCTCGGCATAGTTGGGCGCGACCATGGGATAGTCGGCAGGCAGGCTCCACCGCTTGCGATAGTCGTCGGGCGTCATGCCGTAGTGCGTCATCAAGTGGCGCTTGAGCATCTTGAGCTTCTTGCCGTCTTCGAGGCAGACGATATGGTCAGGCTTGATCGATGCACGGATAGAAACGGCCGGTTCGGGCAGTTCTTCGGTCTGGGTGGTGGGATCGGTGCCGACGGTCGAGAGCGCGCTGTAAACCTCGCGGATCAGCCGTGGCACGTCATCGATTGAAAGAGCATTCTGGTGGACGTAGGCGGTGACGATGCTGCTGGTGAAGGCCAGCAGGTCGATCGCATCGGGATTGCTTTCGCCGGGCTGCAGCCGAGCGATGCTGTTGGTGTCATTCATGCTACTCAGTCCTACTTGGGGGCTTGAAGTTCGCGCTTGCGCGCGGCGATGTCGTTGTCGACCGACCTGGCGAGCCGGCTGTCAGCAGTCTCGACTTGGTCACGAAGCGGGCCGCACCATTCGTTCATGTCCATGGTGTCGACGGCGCGTACGGTCTTGGCGCGGGCCAGCTTCTCGCGAAGCGCGCGCACCTTGGGCAGATAGTCCGGCTCGGATGCCGCAGGCACCGGGGTCGGTGTTGGTGCCGGGCTGGGCGTGGGTGACGGTGCTGGCGTCTCCGGCGGGTTGAGCAGTTGCCCGGTGTTCGGATCGATGCCGAGCCGTTCGCACGCGACATTGAACGCGTCTTCGATGTCGGCGTTCTGATCCTCATCGAAGTAGTTTCGGTCCTGCTTGTCGAGCCAGGCATTCCGTGTGGTGCCAAGCTCTTCGGCATTCTTCGATTCCTCGAAGTCGGCAATCAGAAGGTCGCATTCCTTATCCTGCTCGGACTGCTCTTCACTGGCCGACGGATCGCCCTGATCTATGGTGGCCGTCTTTTGCTCAGCCGCGCCTGGCGTCTCAGTTTTCGCGGCCGAAGCCGGCTTCGTCGCGGCGGGCGTTGGCGTTGGGCTTGGCGTCGGGTCGCGCTGCTCGACGGTATCACCGGTGAAGCCGGCGCCGTCAGGGAGCGACGGAACCACCTGATAGTCGCCCTCAACCAAGTGCTCATCGTCCGGTGCCGAAATGCCGGAGAAGCCGAAGGCGACACGAACGCCTTGGATTAGCGCTCGGTGACGCAGCATGCGCTTGGGCGACTTCCGCCATGGATCGGTGTTGCGCTCGCATTCGTCCATGTATTCGATGATCTTGGTCGGGCGCTCCTTATCCTTGCGGTAGATGACCGCCTCGATCGCCTCGACCTCGTCTTTGCCGTTGACGTGGTATTCGAACTCGATGCTGTCGAACTGCTCATGGCGGTTCATCAGACTGATCCAGCCATCGACGCTCACCATGGGAACGACGCCGCCGCCCTTCGCGGGGAAGGCGTAGATTTCCTTGATCAGCGGGTTCAACTGATATTCGTTCGCGACGATGCAGAGCGCCAGGAACTCGGACTTGTTGCGGCACCCTGCGAACACGGTGGCAACCAACGTGTCCTGCAACTCCTGCTCGGTCACGCCAAGGCGCATAGACATAGATTCCAGCGCGCTCATTCGACGCGGTGGTGAGAACGCTTCGCTTCGACGCGCAGCTATCGCCCTTTCCGTGCTCTGGTCGATCTGCTGCGCTTCGGTCGCTACTGCGCGACCTCGCGCGGTTACCTTTTGCATCTCAATACTCCGTAGGTCAGAGCAAGCCGGTTGGCTGCTCGGGTTCATCTGCAAGGCCGAGTACCGGCTTGCAGGGATAGTTCGGCTCAGGCACTTCGATCGTCACGACTTGGACGCGCTTCCAGCCTTCTCCGCTCTTGTCGGGGACCTTGACGTAATCACCGGCCGCAACCGGATCGCCGTCGTTGCGATAGGTGTAGGCGCGGCGGTCGCTCGGCCTGAACTTGCATTCTACATATTGGGGCATCGCTAAACTCCCGCCGCGCAGTGGTCAGATTGTGGGCTTGAAACGGGTGACGTTCTTGGCTGGAATGGTGGCCGGGGCTCCGGTTGCGGGATTGCGGCCCTGGCGCTCAGCTTGATGCTTGGTGGTGAAGGTGCCGAAATTCGTGATGCGCACCTTCGCATCCGCCGGCTTCACCAGGCTGGTCAAGCTGCCGAACACCTGCTCGATCGCCACCTTGGCCGCATCCTCGGTCACCCCGTAATCGGCGCGCATCTTCGCGACGAGTTCGGAGCTTGCTGCTCTTTTCGATGCCATTCGTATTCTCCTGCGGCGATCATGTGGACCTGTGCCGACGTTCGCCGCGCCGCCGGCACGGTATTCAGGTGGAGGCGAAGTAGACGCCAACGATGTTGTGCTGGCAGAACTCGGCTTCGCAGACATCGCCCTTCCACACGCGCACATACGGAATGTCGCAGTGTATGTCTGGCTTCTTGCACGCCTCGATACGGGTGACGCCGCTCTGGCCCACGATATAAGCGCCTTCGACACCGGGTATCGTATCGATGTCGATAGCCCGGATCGGCTGCTCAACGGGGTGCTCTGCGCTCATCGAGCGCCAACCTTCGTGTCTTCCCAGACCCGCACACCAGCGAGCGGTTTACCGTTGTTGCCTTTGGTCGCCTTGACCATGCTCTTGATCGCAGCGTCGATCGCCTCGCGAACCTTAGCGTTGGTGCTGACGTGTTTGAACGCCTTGGCATAGTCCTCAACCTGCGATTTCCATTCGGTGCCTATCGACACCGTTGCGCCACCAAGCGAGCGCACCGGCTCCGTCTTTGCCACGACCGGCTCCGGAGGCGGTAAAACGGCTTCGATCCCGTTTTCCCTGGCCAGTTCTTCGAGTTTACGTCGATCTTCGTCCGCCTTAAGCTGCGCAAGACGCTCCTTCTCGCGCTTGTCGTCGCCGTAGGTTTTCATCAAACCGTTGACCCGGTTACCGCCTTCCTCAATCCGAGACATCAGCGCGCGACGCTCGGCATCGACCAGGCGACCGCCAAGCAAATACGGCTCCTTCACCTGCTTGTGTGCCGCCTCGACGCGCTGGCCCAGCTTGCGCAAGGTGTTGACCACTTCGCCGCACTTGCCGAGTTGCGTGTCATTGGTGCACTTCGCGATATCGACCTGGCCATTCTTATGCTCGCCGGTCTCAGCGTCCGTCACGCCAACATAGGTTTCGAGCACCTTGAAGAAGTCCGCCTCAAGATCGATCAGCGCTTCACGAAAATCGAGAGGAATACGCTCTTCCATCGGCGGCTCGTTGTTGCCGATGGTGGCGCGGGGATTCGGATCGACGGTCTCGCCCGGGAGCGTTTCAGTCATCGGCTTAGGCCGCTTGATACCCATGATAATTTCCTTTCCTAGAATGGTGGCGGCGTGTCGCTGCTCAGGGGATCGTGCTTGCGCCGCGGATCGGCGTAGGCCGACTTCGGTGCATGTTGCTTTGCCCAAGCCTGACGCTGCACGAAGGTGCGATACTCGGCCTGGCTGATGGGCTCACCAGCGCAGGCAGGCCAGACGCGGTCAAAGTCGATAGGTTCGCCGTTCACTCGCGCCTGCCAGCGATATGATCGGTCGAGCAGTTCTCCGGTTACAGGATCGTTCGGCTGGCCATGCCAGATCCGGACCGCGCACTGCACACCATCGCCGCGCAGCTTTGTGCGGTAGAACCCTGCCACCGGCAGAGACACGTCGACCGCACCCTCGACCTCCACCTTGGTGTCGACGCGATCGGCATAGATGCGCTCGCGGCGTGTCACGCAACCCAGCCTATCACAGCGCCAAACGCCGACGAAAAAACCAGCGCAGCGATGATCACCGCTATCTCGCGCCAGGTCAGCGCGTTCGGATCAGTATGCGCCTTCACCGGGGTTTACTCCGCCCCAAGAACAGAACCGCCAACATTCCTACCATAGAAAGGAGGGCAAGCGCGGCGCCGCCGGCGGCAAGAGCGCAAATCGTGCTGGATGATGCGACATGCGGGGAGGCACGCTTCACATGAACGACGGTGGAAGCGACAACGGGAGAAACTGTCCAAGTAGCTGCACCTAAACATACGGCCATGAACATGCGCGTAGCACCCGCATGCTTGTCGCGTTTCGTGGCCTTGCATAGTTGTGGCATGAATTGCTCCGAAGAGTTGATGTCGCCACTTACGCCGACAATTCCCATGCGCGCAAGAGAAAATTGCATCTTGCGTAATTATCATTTGCCGTCGATATACGGCGCATGCTCACACTCAAGGCTTACCTGCAGAAGACGCGCGAGAAGCAGAAAGATTTCGCTTCTCGCCTTGGCACCAACGAAGCGACCGTCTCGCGCCTATGCAAGGGGCATGCGAAGCCGAGCCTGCAAATGGCTCACGACATCGAGCGCATCACTAAGGGTAAGGTTAAGACCGAGGTGTGGCTTGATGCTCCGGTGGCGGAGACAACCAGTGTGTCTGGCGATCGGGTGCCGGCGTGAACTTTGGGTCTCAGCAGCTACGCATATTTCGCCGCGCGCGCCGCGATGGAATGAGCGTCGAGCAAGCTGCAGAAGCATCTGGCATCGATATCGGCGAAGCGCGTTTGCACGCCGCTGACGATGCGAGAAATCCTCCCCCAGCAGCCGCCTACGAGTTGCTATATGATCCCGATGCCAGGGCGGCGGCATTGGCAAACAAGGAGCCAGTGATGGCGAAGAATGACGGCGACGCCGAAGAAGTGAAGAAGCCGGACGCAAAAAAGGCGTTCGACATCTACGACAAGCAGATCAAGCCGAAACTCGCCGTGATCGACACGAAGCGCGGCGAATGCTCGCAGCCGTGGTTCGATATCAAGGAACACGCGAACTACCCACGTCCGGTCATGAACTTCCTGCTCGCGCTGGAACGCATCGACGACGAAGCCAAGCAGCAGCACTATCTGCTGGCCTTGAGTGAGGGTCTGCAGGAGCGCGGGCTCAAGCTTGAGGTGGACTTGGTGATGAAGGCCGAGGGCAAGACGAACGCCGCGATCGTGCCCGCCGAGCAGCCCAACTCGGGTGACGGCCTGGCGACGCTGGAAGACGAAGATGGCTCCGCTGAACCCGGCAAGGAGCCCGGTGATCTTCCGTTCGAGGCGAGCGAGGATGAGCTTGCGCAGCAGTCGGGTCGACGCGTTCGTGAGGCGCAGGAAGAAGCGGACGCCAAAGCCGTGCAGACTTCCGACGGTTCCGGCGCCGGCGCTCGCGCTGCGATGAAGTCGGCCGAGACGCCGAGCCCGGCACCTGCACCCGCAGGACGTAGGCGCGCCGGTCGCCCCAAGGCCGGGGGGCATCTCGCGGCAGTTCACTGACGCTACGGGAGGGTGGACTAGGTTTCGTTGAGCGACGCCCATCTAGTCCACCCCGACGATAGCATCAGTCTGGGAAGTAGAATGCCGACATACATTGGTATCGATCAGAGCAAGCAATGCACAGGCTGGGCTCTCTGGAATGACGAATGGCCAACTCTGAGGCACGGCTATTTCAGCGTCGGCAGTGAGTATGCCACCGAAGGTCAAACCTACATGGCCATGCACAAGAAGCTGAACGACATCTACAAGGTGGAGCCGTTCGATCATTGCTATTTCGAGGAACCGATCAGCCCGGGACATCTGACCGGCAATACCACCGCGCAGACGATATGGATGCTGGCCGGGATCGCCGCTCACGTTCAGAGCTTCGCCGCGGCGAAACGTTGCCGCATCGTGCGTGCGGTCAATGTCGAACATTGGCGCAAAGACTTCATCGGGCGAATGGTTGTGAATGAAATTCGTGCCGGTGTTCGCCGCGCCAGAAAGGGTGGCGACAAAAAAGCTAGCGCGACTGGCGACCTCAAGAAGCTGACAGTGCAGAGAGCATTCCAACTTGGCTTCAACGTGCGCAAAAACGACGAAGCTGATGCTATCGGCATCCTGACATATTCGCTGCTCCTGGCCGGTGTGACACCGCCCTGGATGGCGGCCGAGCCACTGCGACCAACGCTGTCGCTGGAATCGACGTCATGATCGAGATGCCGGAACCCGCAGCAGTCGCTCGCAGTCTAGGGGCGGACTCACGGTACGGGCTGACGACGGCGATCCTGACATTCGACGGCTACATCGTGCACCCCGATCTACTTGGGGATCTGCGCGATCAAGGGTTGGTCGAGGTGAGAGGCTTTCATCTCGGCGCATTCGGCATGGCCGTCAGAAAAATCATCATGGAAGGGCACGTAAGATGAATAACGCGGTCACTTTGCACCCGCAGCATGAGCTTACTCCGGGCCGGTACCTGCTAGATCGAGAAGGCCGACTTCACCCCGATCGCTATCGCGGCTTCATCCGCGCCGTCGCGGCCGTCACGGTCAAATGCAAGTCGCCAGCGAACATCGAAGATGAGTTTGTTGTTGTCACGAATGTCGACAAGACTGGCCTGCCGCTGCAACCCTATACCGAGGTGCCGCCCGCCGTCCCTGTGATGGCGCACGCAATCATCGAAGCGGTCGGCAAGCCAGCGCCGTTGGTGATGGGGCCACCGCCCTCGCTTGCCACAAAAGCCGTCTCGAAGATGATCGAGCGGGTGGTGGAGCCGCCAAAACCTGCCCTCGCGCATCCGGATCGTGGTCGGATAAAGCCAGGTCCGAAGCCTAAGGCGAAACCGCGCGCCGTTCCAGATTCCATCGTCAAGCGCACCAAGGCTGACGGCTTCGCGCTGTTCGACAAAGTCACTGAACGCATCAAGGATACCGGACCGGCACGCGCGCGGCGCATCGAGAAGCCGGCTGCACCATTCGACCCGAAAGCTTATGCCAAGGCCCGTGAGAGAGAGCGCCAGGCACAGGTTAAGAAGGATGCGATCAAGCTGCCACCGATGGTAAGGGCATTGAGCCCTGAGGCTTGCAGCATGTGCGGCGCGTCCGGTCGTAACGGCTGTGACCACTACCTGCCGTTTGAGGGCTGAATGTGACGGGTTTTATTGCCCTTCAACGCGAGGCGATCAATCACCCGTTGTTCAAGGGTGAGCCTGCGCGGCTGGGCGCCTGGTGCTGGCTACTCGCGAAGGCGGCCTGGACAGAGATACCGTTCGACATCTCCGGCAAGATAATCACCCTTGATCGAGGGCAGTTGTGCGTGTCTCGCGCCCAGCTTGCGGAGGCATGGAGCATGTCGCCAAGCGCTGTCGAGAGGTTCCTTAGCCGACTGCAATCCGAGGCGATGATCGAACGCCAAACCGACAAGGGCAAGTCGGTCATCACCATCATGAATTACAGCAAATATCAGGACATTGGCGGGCGTCAAATCCGTGCAAAAGGAGACAATGTTACCCGGACAGGGGGGCGATCGAAAACCGGACAAGAAACCGGACAGGCCTCGCTTGATCTAAATGTCGACGAACAAACGATAAATCAGGTTGAAAATTCAGAGGCCGGACAGGCAACCGGACAGCGATCGGACAGCCACCGGACAACAAAAGAACCATTGAACCATATAACCACTTTAGAGGAAGAGACTTACGTCTCTCCCTCTCTAGGCGCGGGCGAGGGTGAAAGTGGTGATGGTGATGCTCCTGCCGCCAAGCCGAAGCGCAAGGTCAAGCCGAAGCTCGAAACTGCGGATGTGGAGATACCGGATTGGATGCCGATGGAGGCTTGGAACGGATATCTCGAAATGCGTGCGGCCTGCCGGAAGTCACCAACAGGCCGCGCCGTTCAACTGCTGATCAAGAAACTCGATGGCTTTCGAGCCAAGGGCCATGATCCAACCGCAGTGCTCGACAAATCGACGATCGAGCAATGGACAGACGTTTACGAGTTGAAGGGACAAGGCAATGGCACAGCAAATCGCGGCGGCGCTGCCAGCGCTGGGAACAACGGATCAGGCGGTCACCGTGGTCTCACGGTCGCGCAGCAGGAGCTTGCTCGCATTCGATCTGCGGAGCTTGCCGAGCAGGATCGACGACGAGACTCTGGCGGAGATGAGGGCTCTGGCGTCCTGCCCCTTGCCGGCCCCGGAGACGTGTCCCGATGGTAGGTTCTTGGAGATGATCGTGACGCTGCAGTCGACGCTGCCCAGCCGCAACCAGAACGACGTCGCGCAGGCAGTGCTGGTCGCGACGTACCGCAAGCTGCTGGGTCATTTCCCAGAGCGTGTGATCCGCTATCTCGAGAAGGCCGCGGTGATGCGCTGCAAGTGGTTCCCCACCGTGAAGGAATGCTTGGACATGATTGCCGAGGTCGACACCACCGACCCACTGGCGCGCAAGCGCAGCGAAATCGGCCGCCTGGTGCAGAGCGAGATGCAGGCCAGGATGGACGAAGCGATGGCTCGTCTCGCGAGCGGAGAGGCCGATCAGCACTGGATCGATGGCTTGCCGGAAAACTGGAAGTCGATCGCCGAGACCCGCTCGCTGCTGTGGCGCCACGCCGACGGCAGCTTCACTCTTCGCCGGGATTCGAGCCAATGAGCCGTGAATGGTGTGCCGTGCAGAACATCACCTCGCGCAAGCTTGAGAGGTGGTACTGGTATCGCAAGATCAGCCGGGCCGGCGAGGATCTGCAATTCGAGATTACGAAGGCGACCGGGGTCGACGCGCTCGCCATTCACGAACTGAAACGTGGCCGCTTGCCGGAATACCACGGCTGGGATGACGCGAAGATGGCCAAGCACATCGCGTACCTTCGCATGATGATGAGGCAGGGAATGACCGAAGACGAGTACGCGGCCTGGTCGCAGCGGGAGATGGTTTGATGGGGTATACGTCGCTGACTCGCTACGCGCCGTTGATGCGCGATCCTGATCAGATGGCCGCCCGGCGCCGAGCCGCCGAGCAATTTCATGAGGACGGCACGATCATCCTGTTCCCAGACACATTGGCGAAGCTATCTTGGCAGGATAGAGAACTGCTGATCAAGATCGCCGAGAAGCAATACGGCAAGCGGAAGGTCTGACGTGTCAGAAGACAAAACTGGACTTTCGATCACGAAGCGGGCCGAGCGGGCCGAGCGCAATCGTGTCCGAGAAATGCTTGCGCGTGATCGTGCTGATGCAGAACGTGAAGAAGCGCGCATCGAGGCTACCAACCAAGTGGCATCCGGTAACTTTGCCAATATTGAAGATACGGTAAACCACCCGACGCCTGAATGGTTAGCAAAAGGCCCGGTAGAGCGGTTTACGCCTAAATCTCTGGATAACACCTCGCGTTCAGTAAGGTCTGTTCGGCGTTCATCTACACCAGTTGTCACTAAGTTGTGGTCAGCCGGCAAGCTTGAGATGAAGTCGGCGGCAGCTTGCTTGAGGTACAGAGACGATTGGGATGTGGCTGCTATGGGCGGAAAATATTCGTCTAACAGTTACAGTATGACCGCGTCTATCAAGGCGCAGTCACCCAACGGCGCAATGATATTCACGGATGAAGAGTTGATTGCAAGAGACAGGCTTCGCCACGCCCGTGGTTCGATGGACGGCCGTTTCTTGGAGTTCTTTCATATGATAGTGATAGATGATATTCCAATCCGCCAAGCTGCTCGACATATTAAATGCCGTAACGGTAAGGAGGTTGGCATATTCTGTAAAATCACTTCATCCCTGGCGGAATATTATGAGGCCGTCGGTGTTGAGCTTGTGTATAACACCGAACGATCGGTCTCTTGACGTGCGGGACAAAAAAGAACATATCCGGCGCGCCAGAAGAATGTCCGAAGCAGATGCTTCGCCTTTCCAGGCCCATCACATCCTTACGTTAAAGCCCTTCTGATGGGCGCTTCTGCCACATCCGATCGTAACAAGATCGCGAAGCTGAGAGATGCCCGCGACCGGGCAAAAGGCAAGCCAGCGCTCGATGCTGGGCCGATGTCCGAACTGGTCGGCGTGCGCTGGGCGGCGCTTCGAGACTGGATTGACAGCGCGCCGCAGCTTGAGGCCAAGGGGCTGGTCAAGCGCGGCGGCCAGGGCGAGAAGTGGCAGATCAAGCCGCTCGCCACGATCGATGCGCTGATCAAGCACTTCGAGGCACGGGTCGACAAGGTCGCGGCAAAGCGGCGTGAGACGTTCAGTGGCACCGGGATCGTGGTGCCGGCGAATGAAGAGGCGGCCAGCTTCGCCGAAATGAAGAGCATGATCGAGATGACGCTCTCGATCACGATGGCCAAGGAAAAGCAGGGTCTCTACACCCGCGCCGACGAGATGGCGGCGTTCATCGAGTCGTACAACCAGACCGTGACGGCGGCTATCTTGGGCGTGAAAACCAAGGCCGATCCGAACGGCAACCTGCCGCCGGCCATTCGGGCTGCGGTCGATGACTACTTGCGCGGCGTCGCCAGCCATGTGCATGCGATGGCCAGCAAGTTCGTGAAGGAGCAAGTTCGTGAGGGTGTATTCTCGGCAGGAACTCGCTGACCAGGCCCGACTTCTTGGGTCCGATCAGTTCTGCCAGGCACCACCACGAATAGCTGAAAGTCTGCTGGCTAGCCTAATGCCGCCGGTGCCGATGACGGCGCTGGAATGGGCGACGAAGCGCCGGAAAATCCGCAAGCCTGATGGCACGCATACCGGCTGGTCGGCGGAGCGGTCGCGGGCTCTGATCCCGATCGTCGAGGCGCACGACAACCCGGACGTCCGCGAAATCATCGTGCCGAAGCCATCGCGCATCGGCGGTACGATGATCGCGGAGAACTTCGCGGCGAAGTGCTTGGACGGCGGCCCGGCGTGGGACGTGATGTGGTACCTGGCTGGCCCGACCGAAGTGGCGAGCTACGCGGATCGTGTGCTGCGGCCAATCATGGAAGATCACTTCGCCGACCGCCTGCCGCGTGCCGGCACGGACGGCAACACGAAGACGCTGAAACGGATCGGCGCCCAGACGCTCGAACTGATGGTCATGTCCAAGACCACCACGACGAACCGGCAGGCCGGGTACATCGTGTTCGATGAGCCGGACAGCTACAGCAAGGCCTTCCGCAACGGCTTCTTGGAACAGGGCCGGCAACGGCAAAGCGACCTGGGTACCGATCGCTTGATCTACGCCTGCGCGCACCCTGACGTGGGTTGGTCTGGCGGCATTGCGGCGGCATGGACGCTGTCGACGCAAGGCATCTACGTGTTCTGCTGCCCAAGCTGCGGAGTGCATGGGTCGCCATATCCGACCCGGTATTGGCCGGACGTGCCGCGCTTCCGGCTCGATTACGAGAAGGCGCCGGAGGGAAGTCCGATCGACGTGCGCCTGACGCTTGCCGGCGAGAGCGCGACGATAGCGTGTCCGCATGGATGCTCGCTGGGCGAACGCGAGCGCGCGGTGATGATCGACGGCGGATCTTACCTGCACAAGGGCATGTCGCTCGATGACAGCAAGGGTATCGTCGGCGAGATGCACGAAAGCGAGACGTGGGGATTCTGGCCGCATGTGCTGACGTCGACCCAGGTGCCGCTGAGCAACCTGGCCCGTCAGTTGGAGGGCGCGCTCGAGCACAAGCAGCGGACGCGGAAGAACACCAAGATCACGTCGGTCATGGTGCGGACGTTCGGCGAAGTGCTCGAGAGCGAGGCTGACTTGAAGGGCGTCGATGCCCGCGGATTGAAGAAGCGAACGGAGGCATTCGCCATCGCCAGCGACGAGAAGGTGGACTTTACCATGGGCGTGGCGCCGGCAGGCGTCCGCTTCATCACAGCGGCGGTCGACCCCGGCCATCGCAAGGCTGACGTGCTGCTGCGCGGTTGGGACCTTGAGGGTCGGTCCTGGCTGATCGACCGCCGTACGATTCGACAGCGCCAGCGCGCCGATGGCCTGATGCGCGACATCGATTTGAAGAACGTGCAGGATGATTGGCACGCGCTCGACGAAGTGGTTGATCGGCTGATACCGATGCAGGACAGGCCCGGCTATGCGTTGCCGGTGGCCATCCTGTTCATCGACAGCGGCGACGGTAACGTGACGGCGAAGGCGTACGAGTACGCGCGCCGAATGGCCGGTCGCCGGTGGGGGAGTTGGCCCCGGGTTCGATGCCTTAAGGGCGTCGGCGGGCAGAAGCGCGATGCGCTCGGGGTCAAGCCTTCCTGGCTGAGTGTCGACGATGACGGCAAGAAGATCGATCCGCCGGTGCCGCTGCATAATGCGGGCGTCGACGTGCTGAAGGATGACATTTTCGGGAATGACGATGGCGTCGGCTACCTGCTGATCGACGACGGCGGACCTGGCCAGATTTACTTTGCGGCAGACTTTCCGATCGCCGCGTATGACGAGCTTTTTCGAGAGCCGAAGATCGATGGTTCCTATGTTCGCGATGGCGATCAGGAGACGATCGATCTTCTGGCCTACACCGAATGCGGCCGGCTGCTGTTGAAGCCGGATCGCGAAGAGTTGATCTGGGATGCGTCACGCGTGCCCCGGGGAGTTTCTTGGTCCGAGGCATTGCTGCCACCTTGGGCCAGGCCTGTGTCCCTCAAGCCGAAAGGGGGTGATCAAGCGGTTGCGAGACAGGAAGAAGCGGCGTTAGCGCCGGCAAGGGCAGCACCAGCGCAGACCATGTGGGATGCAATGAACGGGAACCGACGTAAATGAGCCAACGGCCCAGGACCGAGATTGAGGCGGACCTCGCTGCTGCGCGCGCGGCGCGTTCGGCGATGTATGGCGGCCCGGTTGTGACGGAAACGACGCGCGACGGTCGCGGCATGAAGTTCAAGCATCTCACGCTTGCGGACCTGAATACGGCCATCGCTGATCTTGCGGCAGAGCTTGCCGCGTTGCCGGACATCGAGGGCGGTACACCGCCGCGCCTGCGCCGTGCAATCGGCTTGAGTTGGAAGAACTGATGCGCGCATTGCATTACCGGAATCGCGTGAGGGATCGCGATCGTCCATCCGCCTATCTTGGCTCGATCGGCGGCGTGCGTCGCGACGCGGCGCGCAGCGATCTGCCTGAATTTCAGGGCTGGAATGCGGGGATCAACTTCGCCGGACTCAGCCGAAACTACGGCTGGGAAACGGTCATGGGCCGCGCGCGCGACCTCGACGAGAACAACGGCTGGATCAATGCCGGTCTCGATCGGCGCGTCGAGTCCGTCATGGGCGGACGCATCCAGCTTAGCGCCCAGCCCAAGTTCAACCTGCTCAACCGCGACTTTCAGTGGCGCATGGAATGGGCGGGGAAGACTCAAGATCGCTTCGAGGTATGGGGCAACGATGTCGAGCGCCGGTGTGACGCCAGGCAGCGCTTATCGTTCGGCGCGCTCGCGAAGCTCGCCTACCTGCAATACGTTCGGGATGGCGAGGCGTGCGCCGAAATTCGTGACGATGCGCGCGGTATCGACAACACCACCAATGTCCTGCTGATCGAGCCGGAGCGCATCGGCACTCCGCCGGAGCGAGTGAAGGAAGAGGGGCCGCGCCTTCGTAACGGCCTGGCGTTCGACGCCAACGGCGCGATGACCGGTGGCTGGGTACGATCGGGACATCCCAGCGATTACCTCGCCGGCTTCGGGGCTGAGCGTCACGACTTCATCCCTGTGCGCGGACCCACCGGACGCGCGAAGTTCCTCCACGTTTTCAGCCCGCGTCGGGCAGAACAGAACCGCGGCATCAGCCGGCTGGCCGAGGCGATGCTCCCGGCAAAAATGCTCGATCGCGTCGACCGCGCCGAGGTGAATGCCGCGCTCAAGGCCGCGATCTTCTCGCTGTTCATCGAGTCTGCCGGCAAAGCCGAGGACATTGGAGACATGCTGGCGCCGGTCAGCGATACGTCGACGATGGACCCGTGGATGGCCGCCTACATGGGTTTCCGTTCGGAACGGCCGGTCGAAGTCGACGGCGCCCAGGTCAATCAGTTGTTCCCGGGCGAGAAGGTCCACACGCCGCAGAGCAATCACCCGAACACGAACTATGCGGCCTTCGGCAGCTTCATCCTGCGCAAGGTCGCTGGATCGCTTGGTGTCGCCCCGCCGCAGGTTTCAGGCGATTGGGCTGGAATCAATTATTCGTCGGCACGCGCCATGCTCAACGAAATCTGGCGCTCATTCGTCGAGGATCGCTGGTACTTCACGCAAGCCTTCCTCACGCCGATCTACGCGGCATGGCTCGAAATCGAAGTCGCCTTGGGGAATATCTTGGTGCCCGGCGGCCCGGCGAACTTCTACCGCAACAAGACGGCGCTCTGCATGTGCGAGTGGATCGGTCCGGGACGCGGGAGTGTCGACCCGCTCAAGGAGGCGAACGCGGACAACCTTGATACCGCGGCTGGCCGCAAGTCGACGGTTGAAGCCATCCGCGAGCGTGGACGCAATCCTGAGGATGTGCTGGCCGAAGAGGCTTACTACCAGAACGCCCGGAAGGAGCGGAAGCTCGAACCGGTCAACCACAACGTCAAGGCGGCGACGGATGCGGCCAATGCGGACGCCGCCAACCAAGACGATCCGCCGGCGCCGCCGTCGGCGCAACCGCCAGCCCGGGAGCCGGCCGCATGACAGACTTTCCGCTCTGGGCCGAGCGCTTATACAACCGCCCCCTAGCGCTCGATCAGTTCAAGAACGACGTGCTCTGCGAGTTTGCGCAGAATCGCATGTTCGGCCGCGTTCCGGACAAGATCACGTCGAGCAACCTCGATCGCATCACCGTGCAGGGCGCGGCGGAGGATGCGGTGAGCGTGCGCGATGGTGTCCGCCTGCCCTACGCGATTGACGGCGATATCGCCATCATCCCGGTTCGCGGTTCTCTTGTGCAGAAGGCTAGTTGGGTCGACGCAGAGAGTGGCCTGGTTGGATATGATCGACTCGTGCGGCAGGCCCGTGCAGCCTTCATGGACCCTTCGGTCGCCGCCATGTGGATGCCTCTCGACTCCGGTGGCGGTGAGTGCGCCGGCATGTTCGCCGCAGCCGAAGCAATCGCGTCGATGGCGAAGGCCGAAGGCGGCAAGCCGATCTATGCGTGGCTCGATGAGCGCGCCAGCAGCGCCGCCTACGTGCTCGCCAGCGCCGCCGACAAGGTCTACGGCCGCCGCGAAGTGATGGGCGGCTCTGTCGCCGCGATAATCAACGTGATCGACAAGTCGAAGGCGTTCGAGAAGGCTGGTCTCGAGCCGATCGTTATCCGTGCCGAATGGGCCGATCGCAAAGCGCGCGGCCAGGCCGGCGAGAAGATCGATGCCGACACGATATCGAAGCTGACCGCTATCGTCGACGAGACCAGCGAGCAGATCATCACCTTCGTTGCTGCCATGCGCGGCCTCAAGGAGGGCGCGCTCCGCGACCTGCGCGGCGACGTTTTCACCGGCCCCGACCTGCTCAAGCATGGCTTGCTCGACGGCATCATGAGCGAGGCTGATGCCTGGTCGGCTCTGAAAGCCGAAGCCCGGGCCAAGTGATCGCCAACGGAGGATTTTGATATGACAGTTAGCAAGCGTCTCGCAGCGCACCTGGCGGCAAAAACCGCAAGCGATGCCGCGCCGGACAGCACCGAAAATTCGCCTCCGGAGAAACCGGGCGAAGTTGAGGGAGGCCCCGCCTCCAATCCCGAGTCCGATCACAAGGAGAATGATCAAGTGGACGAAGCAGAACACGCCGCCGCCGTGGCACAGGCGCGCGAGGAAGCCGAGAAGGCCGCTCTCGCCGCCAGCACCACGCGTATGAACGCCGTCTTCGCATCCGAGCATTACGCCGGGCGTGAAGCCGCCGCCAACCGCTTGCTCGGCAAGCCCAATCTGACGGCCGAGGACATCACCGAGATGCTGGCCGATCTGCCCAAGACGGCGCCGGCCGCCGCTCTGACCGAAGAGCAGCAGCGCGCCGCCGCCGAGGAAGCTGGTCGCGAAGAGATGCGTAAGGCGCTCGAAAGCGGCCAGAACAGCAACGTCGACGCCAACAACGGCGGCGGCACCGATCCCAAGGCCGATGCCCGCAAGGCTTCGGACGCAGTGTGGGCGAAGGCCCACGGCATCAAGGAGTAAGGCACGATGCCCGCAGTCACTTTCGAGAACCGCCGCGATGGCTGCTATCTCGGCGAGAGCGCTTCGCCCAACATCATCAACGAGGAAATCGTTGTGGCGTCGGGCCAGGGCGTCCTCTTCCCGGGAACCGTCATCGCTCCCATCACCGCGTCGGGGAAGTATGCAATCCACGACACGGCGGCCAGCGATGGTTCGCAGCTTCCCGCGGAAGCCGTGATCCTCTTCAACCGCGTCGACGCGACCAGCGCCGACGTCAAGGCGGTCGCGACCAAGAACGGTCCGGCTACCATCAACGGCAACATGCTGACGTACAAGGCCAGCATGAACTCCGCCGGCCGTAAGGCAGCGCGTGACGCGATGCGTCGTCGCGGCCTGAAGGTTCTCCCCCAGCACGCCGGCGAATAAGCCCGCTTTTTTCCTAGGAAGGACAATCTACGATGGCCATTTCCATGGCAGTCTTTGGGGGCGATGCGTTCACGACCGCATCGATGATCCGCGGTATCGACCGCCGCCCCTACGTGCCCAACCAGTTGGATGCCATCATCGGCTTCGAGCCGGTTCGGGCAACCACCGATGTCGTCTACGTCAACAGCCGCCGTCGCTACGTCAACCTGATCCGCACCACGCTTCGCGGCGCGCCTATCGAGATGGCGCAGCCCGAAGACAAGGATGCGCGCCCGCTCAAGATCCCGCGCGTTGCCAAGGGCGACAAGCTCTACGCGCATGAGCTTGCCAATATCTCGCCGCTGGAAGGCGAGACCGAGACCGATCGCGCGGCGGCCGAAATCGCCAACAAGCAGAACAAGCTGATCGCCGATACCGAGGCGACCTTCGAGTTCATGCGGCTCGGCTCGCTCAATGGTCGCATCCTCGACGTCGACGGCTCCGAACTGGTGAACTTCTACACCGAGTTCGGCATCACGCCGGCTGCTGCGATCAGCCTGACCCTGACCGATCCCAACCTGACGCTGGGCCAGCTTCGCGAGAAGATCGGTCGCATCGTCATGGCCCTGGCGCGCGCGTCGGGCGCTGGCAACGACCCGCGCTTCCGCGTCAATGCCCTCGCCGGCGATGACCTGTGGTTCGCCCTCACCGGGCATCCCCTGCTCGAGAAGACCTATCTCAACCAGGCCGCCGCATCGGAACTGCGCGACGAGAAGGTCTGGGAGAGCTTCGCTTTCGCGGGCATCACTTGGTACCACTACCGCGGCACCGATGATGGCACCACGATCGCGGTGCCGGCGAACTCGGCGCGCGTGTTCCCTGTCGGCGTTCCCGGCATGTGGCAGCACGTCATGGGGCCGATGAACGAGTCGCTCGACCTGCTCAATCAGCCCGGTCGCCGCTACTATCCTCTGCTCGAAGAGGATACGAGCAAGAAGAAGCAGTGGGTGCAGCCGGAGATTTACTCCTACCCGCTTTTCGTCAACGGACGTCCGGACCTTGTCCTGACCGTCACGATCTAAGGAGCGAGACATGGCAAAAATTCGTGTCAACGTGCTGGCGTCGAAGTTCTTCCATGACGGCCTGAGCATGGTGGTTCTTAACCCGGGCGAAAGCCCGTTGGTTGAGGAAGAGTTCGTCCAAGGGCTGATCGACGAGAAGGTCATCGATCCGCCCACCGGCTGGGAATCCGAGCGGGAGCGCATCGGCATCGCAGCGATGGGCCTCCGGGGCGGCGGCTTCAAGCAGGGCTATGTCGAAGGTCTGGACGATGACCCCCGGCTTTCCCTGTCGCAGCCCATCGGCGCTTTCACGCGTAGTCAGGAAGCGGGCTTGGCGACGGAGTTGACTAGCAGAGCGAGCTTTGCTGGTGAAGCAACCTTCTTCGATGATAACATCGAGTTGGCGCAGCTTCGCCAGCAGATCGCCGAGTTGCAGGATCATGCGTCTCGTATGTGGGCGCGCGTTTCCGGCATCACGGCGCTGCTGCACACCGCGATCGACACCGGCGTGATCACCCTGCCGGAGAACGTCGATCTGGAAGAGGCGATCGAGACCGCTTCGCAGCAGGACGACGCCGAGCAGCAGTTCGGCACCGCCCAGGAGGCCGGCGCAACCTCGCCGGCTGATGCTGGCCAGGAAGAGTACGTGCCGCCGGCGCTGACCGGCAAGACGAAGGCGCAACTCCTGCAGATTGCGGCCGATGAGGAAGTCGGCGGCGTTTCCGAAGAGAACACCAACCAGGACATCATCAAGGCGATCGAGGCGGCACGCGCCGCGTACGAAGCCGAGAGCGGTGCCGACGACGCGCCGGCGGCGTGATCATGGGTCTACCTCGCCTCACAGCTTTCGATGGCATGCTGGACAGCGTGACGATGGAAACGCTGGGAGAGACCATTCAGTACAGGCTTGGGGGCAGCAGCGAGTGGCTGTCCCTGGCCGCCATCGTCGACTATTCCGACCAGACCCGCAGTATTGAGGGCGTGGACGTGGTCGACCAGAACATTCGCGTTTCGATCATGAAGTCGAGCGTTCCGGCCAAGCCGTCGAACGCCGACCGGATCAGGCTGGCAAAGCGCCCCGGCAGCACGTTCAAGCCCATCAAGCCGGGTTCGGATAGCTCCGGGTCCGATTGGGTTTTCGATGTGAAGGATGTGATGCCTGGTGCCTGATCAACAACTCGACGCGCTCGCCCAGATCATTGACGCATTCTGCGCGCTGGCGGAGGGCTATGCCCCGCTGGCCACCGAAACCTTCTTCCCCGACCGGTCGCCAGAAGACGGCATCACAGTCGAAGAGATGCCCTGCTGGGTCATCTACGCCGAAGCGTACGACTTCGATCCGGCCATGGAGCAGGGGCAGACCCGGCACCAGGCGCTGATCAACTTCGAGCGCATCGAGTCGAGCGAGACAGTGGGCGTCATCAGCCGCGCGAACCGCGCCGGCATCGCTCACCTTATCGCCGCACTTCACCAAGATCGAACTCTCGGCGACCGTCTCGAAGACACCCAAGAGTTGAACGTCGCCCCTCCTATGGAGAACGGCCGCAGCGTCGGCGGAGCGTCGCTACAGGTTGCCATCGCATTTTACACGCCGCGGGGCGACCACTTCACCATCGTCTCATCCTGAGGACACTGACATGATCGATGAAATTCGAGTACCCCCGCTGCCTTCCGAGGCGGTAGACTTCAATGCGCTGCACGACGCCCTGGACAAGGGTGACAGTCCGGACCTCGCTGCAGCGAAAGCCGTCGCCTCCGGCCGCGGCATCGACCTCGACGTCGGCGCCAGTCTCAAGGGCAAGTCCAAGGCCGATCTGATCAAGATCGCCGAGAAGGACTCCGTTGTCCTGCCGCAGGATGCCACCGTCGCCGATATCATCGAGGCGATTGAGGGCAAGCGCATCGCCGATCTGCTCGGCCCCGTCGCCTACGTCGCCGAGCCGTTGCAGAGCGGTGTCGATGTTCCGCCCGCCGAACCTGCTGACCCGCCCGTCGGCGACGACG